TTACATAACGATGAGAAGAGGTCACTGATTGAAAGTGTGACACGAGAAGGTGATAGTATTCTCGACGTGGGATGTGGGTTCGGTGGTGATCTTCAAAAATGGTCCAAGGTGCGTGCGAATATAAGTATGTGCGAACCAAGTTTAGAAGCGTTAAACGAGGCGCGAACACGGGCTAAAAATATGAAAATGCATGTAAACTTCTACCATGGAGATATTCGTGTGTGTCCTAATAGAAAGTATGATGTCGTGTGTTACAATTTCGCACTTCATTATATTTTTCAGTCTCGTGCATTATTTTCGGATACACTCAAAGAAATAAAAAAACGCGTCAAACCCGGTGGGGTATTTATCGGTATCATTCCAGATTCCGAACAGATACTGTTTAAAACACCGTTTACAGATTCACATGGCAATTTTTTTAAACTGAAAGGGACGAGTAACGGCGATTTCGGTGAAAAATTGTTTGTCCACTTAGCGGATACACCGTACTATGCAGACGGTCCAAAAGCAGAACCACTCGCACATAAAGATATGTTGATCACGCACTTGGAAAATAATGGATTTGCTATGAAATTATGGAAAACACTTCGTGGGAACCCGATATCCGAACTCTACAGCAAATTTATATTTGTATATAGAAATGATAGCACTGATCGTATTGTTACTAGTTAACATAGTATTATTTTGTAATTTCAAAGAAGATCCCGTGTTACTCGAAGTGAGGGAAAAGTATAAAATATTCAGGGAACATTTGAAAACGAACGGTGATGAGAAATACAAGGTGTTACACAATGAGATACCTATCGTTGCATACAGGGGATCTCTCTTATCCGGCGTTGGATACAATTCAAATAAAGGTGGAGAGATTGGTATCTGTATAGACGGTACATCTAATAATGTATTCCATGTACTCTTACACGAACTCGCGCATTGTACCGTCACAGAGTATTCACATAGTAATGATTTCTGGGATAACTATACCGAACTAAAAAACGAGGCTATACGCATAGGTATATACGAAAACATAGATCAATTGACCCCCTTTTGTGGTAAAAAGATCGTTGATAAATAATGTTACATAAATGTATATGACTGAATTTAATCTCAGACAACCGACCGCGTCCAGGGTACTCATATCCTTACTCATGTGGTTCGCGATCATGGCAAGTGCTTTCACCACGCGTATTAAGATGCCTTATTATGTAAACATGTTGAATTTAACTGTCGCGATACCGGCGCTTATCTGGTATTTGGGGAATACGAGTTTGCTTGTCAGTTTAAATACGACGAGTGTGGTCATAACACTGACGATAGCTGCTGGAATTCTCGTTGGATTAACTGAAGGAGCTAAATGGTCTCAGTTAAAGCAGGGATATGAGAATTACGGTGAAGACGTGAAAACAGCGTGGTTACCCATGGTCGCGACAATGGTCGCGTTACTTTTGGGATTACTAACGGCGTATGGTGTCACAGGTGGTCGCGTACTCGATATGTATTAAAAATACTTACGGGCAATGTAGAAAACTATAGCAGCTACCGTCCCTGTAGAGGCCAGTCCGACCAAACTTCGGTTTCCTTGGGCGTTCAAAAACCTAGGCACAGAGCCCGCGAGTTTCTCTTGAATGGGCTTGCTGATGGCGACACCTGTCGCTAATACAACGATGAGTGCCTCGAGTTGCTCGTCTGTCAAATCGAACGGGTTCTTTTTCTTCTTGTCAGATTTACCGCTTTCCTGAATGGCTGTAGCAGCCTGTGCGGGCTGGGGTGCCATCAGGACCTGTTGGTGTGCCATCTGAACGGCACGGGGGTCGGCACCCATCATGGGTGAATCGAAAGATTGGTCTTGAGATTGCATCATAACATCAGATATAGGAGTAGAATCCATATCGTCTTTATAATCACTTACATTTTTTTTAGGGTCCTCTGCCACGAATGCATTCGATCTAGAATTTGAATCAATGGGAACCATTCCGTCAGCTTCGTCTGATAAATTTAATGTGTATACCGGCTCAGGCATTTAATGTACTGTTAGTTTTTTTAGAATTTAAAATGTCGCATTTTTTACATACAGGATATGTATCTAAAAAATGTTCCAAACGGGGCTCGAACCCATGACCTTGGCGTTATAAGCACCACGCTCTAACCAGCTGAGCTATAGGAACGGTGCGTTGGGCTGTATTACCAGCCTCGTGTATAACGGGTGTGGTTGGAACGCCACACATTGAATATACGGGTATACTCTTTAAGTGTATAAAGAATAGTGTACATTGTATACAAATGATACACGAATACGTCGCCGAGATTTATACCATTCTTGGACCAGGTTTTAGCGAGCGTGTGTATCACAACGCCATAGAGGTGCTTTTACGTGAGAATGGTGTTTCATATGAGACGGAACGTATAATACCCATCACATTCAAGGGGCATACGATAGGAAATCTTCGTGCGGATATTATCATCGATAAAACGACAGTCGTTGAACTGAAGACGGTTAAAAATATTACAGATGTAATGGTGTCACAAGCGAGAAATTATCTAAAGTTATTGAATTTACAAGAGGCGTACCTTGTCAATTTTCCACCGTCTGCTGGGGCACATTCGGAAGTGATCCGAGTTACTGTGGATTAAATCGTGGGTATATACTCCCAATGCAATTCTATGCATATCCTTTTCCATATGATATCCTGTTGATGTAACTTTTCTTTCGATTTCAAAAGAGGGAAGTATTTTAGATACGAATCTTCACTCAAGAGTTCGCAAAATTTATATAAAACATACGAATAACTCAAAAAGTTTTTACGTTCTACTGGACAGTTGTTATCGAATGGTTTCTGAATATCTTTAAACATCATACGTAATTGTTCCTCTAATTCGACGGGCATTTTAGGTGGTTTTATTCCACTCAAAATATTCGAAATATAAGGTACGTGTTCATAATATTTATTAAGTTTCAGTTTTTTTAATAACCCCCTCACTTTAGCGTGTGTGATCTCATTCAAATTCTTAATCTTGATCTTTTTGAACTCATTTCGCAATTGTTCGATGACTTCTTTAGGTATCGTTGTCATTTCTTGTGCCTGGAATTGTGATAACCATTCGTTGAAATGATTATCTCGTTTATATGAATAATTTATAACTTTCTCCGAAGTCTCCTGCTCTTCCCTATATGTAAGTTCCTGACTTATCAGAACGTCTATGATCATACCACAAGAGTCACACACCAAATCACTCGTATCGTGATAGTATACGACATTACTACCCGGGCAATTGTGGCATATATCAGTTACCATGCGTTCGGTCACGCGTGGTAACGATTTCTTCTCTACATCAATTAGGTAATCTGTGTATATATCCTTTTTTTGTAACCCGGTGGTTACCTTACAATTAAATGCGTTATCGGTGCTAACTTCAATATTCGTATCTTCTGTCATATATTGTTGAATGTACGGCATACACTTGGCTATATAATCCGATAACTCGCTTTGATATATATTCTTATTACATGGATCATCATCTATTTTTGACATCCATTCATCCACTCGGTTATTATACCGGCTTAAAAAATTACCTTCCATGTATATCAATGATTAAACTACTCCGCTCGCTTTTAATTAACACAATCTACACGTTTAAAAACGTTATGAATTTTTTATTCAGTAAACATGATTTCACGATCGTTGATAGGTATGTGGAATATTACGTCGATCACACGAAAGAATACGAAACGAGCGATGCTTTTTGGTTATGTGAACATGAACAAATTGAACCGAGTACATCAACATATCTTGCACGTGTGGGTATGAATGAGACAATTCCGTCGCCACCAGATGCCGTGAATAAGCTTATCATACGAGTTAAATTTTGGTACAATAATAAAATCTATAAATTTCTAACGTCTAAGACTGACTATACATGGCCACCCAAAAAAATGAAAACCATGAGTTTCCATATACCTTTATCGAGTGCGCAGTTGTTAGATACGGGTGATAAGCCTGTAAAGGATATTCTCGAAAAAATCAGACGGTATTCCGGTCCGTATTCAGATTTTTACGGTGAAAAGATGAAGATAAGTGATATGTTTTATTATGATGAGAGTTTCATGGCGACGATGTATCCTAAAATTAAAATTAAAAATTGTTTTGGTATGATGAAAACTGTTGATACGGCGACCGGGTATCTTACTGATCTTCAACTACCTTAGTTGATAGGTAGAATTTCAAGTCTCCTAAGTTTGCGACGTTATACTTCAAAATGAGAAAACGGTTCTGATCTTCTTGCATAATTTGTACTGTAGAACACATACTAGTCGCCTTTGTAAAAATGTTCATGTATCTGAGCGAATATGCACCTGACATGGTCGGGCAATCATCAACGCATTGAATTTCCGTTTCCTGGTCAGCGAAGTCACCCCTGCACAGTAACCGTAATACCTTACCACTTCTCGAGATTTCAATCTCATCACCAATATTAGACATGTCCCTACAAATTCTCTGAAAATCCACCGATGGTATAGGTGTGTTTATAGTCATGTGCATTTCAGGAACCTCGATTTGATTTTCATTAATATCGAGTAATTTTAATGCAAACTTTGTTGATGTTTTCTTTTGTTCGCTATGGATTTCAATATTCATGAATTCTTTCGAAT